GGGCACGGGCGGCTTTACGCAACTCTGCTCGGGCATCATCCGTCCAGCCGCAGTATGCAGCGTTGTCGAGAGCGTCAATCAGTGCCCGCATCTTGTCGCTCATCGGTGCGGGGGCGAGGGGGCGGACGGTGTAGGTAATCTCTGATGCCCCGATGCTGGTGCGATACTTGATGCACTCCTGCTCGGTGCCAAGGTTGCAGATAGCACCACTGACCACGCTCACTACCGCGTGCGTCGGCCACGGCACGGGGGTTGGCTGAGGTGTGGCCTCGGTGATGGTGTGGCCTGCGGCGTGGATAATTTGTTTGGCCACGTCCATTGAAACGTGTGCTTCGCCCGCTACTGATCCGGTCCACCACTCAGAATCCCCGAACCTCCGCCGCTTGTCGCCGCGAGTCTGGCGAAAGACGCTATCGGGGTTGATGGTGAACGTGTCGCCGGGGTGGATGTCAATCTGCATCAGAATCCTTTCTTGATAATCTCAACTTCGTCGGCAGCGTCCACGCGGACTTCTGCTCGCTTGTTTCCGAACCGCTCCGTGGTCACTGACGCGATGCAACGGTCATCTCGATACCATCGCGTCCATCCGTCCCGGCCCGTCTTCCCCGGATCGCTTACGTGGAACACCTCAAACGCTTTAGTACACTGATAAAACGGTGCATCTTCGCCCTCGTACCGCAGTTCCAGCATCTCGCCCTCGTCCAGAGTCGTGATGTACATTCAACTCCCCTCCTTGGGATCAAGTCCTGCCGCCTGACGGAGAACCGAAACACGCTTCGCCGCATCGTCGCGGGAACGCTTGGCCTGCTCCCACTCGACGCGGGATGCGATGGAACCATCCTGGCGGTACGCTGCCGCTGCGGCTTGGAGAGTCTTCTCCCGGCGTGCGAGCTTCTCGACGGCACCGGTCAGCAGCAGAGCGGCCTGACGTGACGCGGGAGCGAAGTCTGGGGGTGTGATGGTGGGGATGTTCACTTGGCACCTCCGACGTTGGCGAAGAGGCCGGAGGTGACTTCCTTGGAACACCGCAACGCACGCTCGCAGTTCATCAACGCCGCACGGTGGTATTCGTCCTTCAACTCGCACCCGTAAAACCTGCGGCCGAGCTTCAGAGCCGTGTAGCCCTCGCTGCCGATGCCAGTGAACGGGCTGAAGACAATCTCGCCGGGGTTGCTGTACAACCGGACCAGCCGGTCAATGACACTCAACTGCAACGGGCAGATGTGCTTCGTATCTTCCTCGCCCCGGCCCTCGGACTTGTTGAGAGTGTCAGTCTCCCGAATGTCGGTCCATGCGGCTTCTGCCCAACTGATCCACTCGTTACGGCTCACCTGTTCCTCCGCGTCGATCTTGATAGCGTTGTCGCCGGGGGCACGGAACTTGATGAGGTAGTCGCCCATTGCTCCCCGCTGCTTGCACCGGTCGGTTTCAAGGCCGACAAACTGAAGCTCGCGGGACTTAGTGCGGATGGCCTGGGCTTGCGGATTCTTCGTGACGAGCCAGTCATACTCGTAGACCAGCCCCGAACGCTCGCCGAGCCGAATGTTCAGGCCCCGGAAGTCGAACATGCCAACCCCGCCAGAACGCTTCATGCGGGGGATCTGGCAGACGTGTACGACCACCACGCGGCCGGGCTTGACGATGCGGGCAAGCTGAGCGTAGAAGAACCCGAGATGGATCCGGGCCTCGCCGTTGAGGTCTTCGCTGTTGCCAATGTCGGACTCGCTCGACGTGTAGGCATAGAGACTCGGGAACGGTGGGGAGAACACGGACATATCGATAGACTGTGACGGCATCTCGGCCATGTGCGTGATGCAGTCGCCGTGGTGGATGTGGTATTGATGTGTTTCAGAAAGCGGCACGGAAAAGCTCCTCTTGTGTGCGGGTGTCGGATTCAATCTGGCTGGCCTTACGCAGAACGTTCTGCACCATCGGCTCCTCCAGTTCGGTGACGGGGATATGGACGTTGAGCGGCTTCGTCGAGCCGATGCGGTTGGAACGCTTCACGGCTTGGTAGTAGGACTCGTACGAATCCTGCAGGCCGCTAAATACCTGGCGTGTTGCAACCTGAAGATTCAAACCGAAACCCAGAATCTTCGGCTTGCTAATCAGGATCTTCCGCTGGCCCGCCTTGAACGATTCGACCAACTCGGTACGCTCGTCTTCGTCGGTGTCGCCTGAGATGCTGGCAGCGTCGGGGAAGCACGCCTCCATCGCCTCCTGCTCGGCGTTGTAGATGCACCAGATGAGCGTGCTTTCGTCGCCGAACGATTCCACCAACGTCTTGATGAATGCGTCCTTGTTGGTCGCAATCTTCCCGCCGTTGTATGAACCCTTGGCGATTTGCCCCAGCTTGCCACGCACACCGATGCCGCCGGTTTCCGTGACCAGCATGGTGCCAGTCTCGCGGCCGAGTGCGTCCCGCTGCTCTGCGGTCATGGCGATATTGTGAATGTGGACGTTGATCGGTGGCAGCGTGCGGCAGTTGTCTTTCCAGCCGTACACGGCAGGATTAGACACGAAGATGCACCAGTGCGAGAGGGCGGAATAGAACGGTCGTAGTGCGTGCGGCTTCAGCTCCCATCGCTCGTTCGTCTGGCCACGGTTGACGAAGAACCGAGCGAGGAAGCTGTTCACCGTCGGGAAGTGATCGAGGAACACCGCATGATTGGCGTACTCGATGCGGTCATTGGGGGCGGGCGTACCGGTGAGGCAGAGTTTCCAGTTGAGGCCGCGTCCGAGCCGGATGCATTCCTGGCCCCACTTGCCATAGTGAGACTTCAGCATCGACGATTCATCGAGGATCAACGCCCCCACGTTGCCCTGCGGGATGCCTTCATGCAACGCCTCGTAGTTCGTGATGCCGATGCCCGTGCCGGTTTCCATCCACTCGGCCAGCTCGCTCGCCTTGATGCGGCGGGGAGCATCGTCGGCACCGTAGAACCGGGTCCACTCGCTGATCGTCTGGGGGATGACCATGAGCGGGCAGACGATGAGAACGCTGCGGACTTCGCCAGCGGCGTGCCGGGCGTACTCCAACATCATCAGCGTCTTGCCAAGGCCGCAGTCGGCGAAGACGGCAAACTTCCGCTTGGTGATCGCCAGTTGTGCGATGGCAGACTGGTAGTCAAACAGCTTCGTGCCCGGCCGGTACAGACGATCAACGGCGGCCTCGGGCGTGCCGATGCCAACACGGCTCGCGTACTCGTCGGGGAACTCGGCCCAGCAACCTTCGATGGTGTACTTGGGCAGCTTCTTGACTGCTAGAAAACGCTTGTAGTCTGACACGATGTCCGTGTCCAACGGGATACGCATGGCTCATTCCTTGGTTGGTCCCTCTACCTGCCCTGAAGACCACCGGACTCGTCTAAGAATCCGATGGCGGTTGTCCAGACAAGTCGCATCGGATGCGAGGCGATGCCGTGCGGAACATCCGCACGCATTGGACTTTCTGGAACGCTCGCCGCCACGGTTACGCGGCAGCGAGCTGCGAGGAGAAAGAGATGCGGGTGGCCGTGTCGGGTCTTCCGACGTTCCCGCCGTGTGCTGCGGGGCTTCACTAGCTGAACGGCCGAATGCTGCGGACACGTCGTCAGCCGTGCCCGAGCGTGCCCCGTATGGGGCGGGAGGGTTAGAACGGAATGTCGTCCTTGCCTGATACCGAGCGGTCCAACTCGTCCGAAGTGATTTCTCGGGCCATCGTCGCCGCCTTCGCCCGTGCGGCCTTCGTGTACTCGCCGCCCTCGTCACCCTGGCCCTTGCCACCGGGCAGGAAGTCAAACTCGCGGACGTTGACGACGAGCTTGGATCGCTTCGTGCCGTCCTTGGCTTCCCAGTTCTCCTGCTCAATCTCGCCGGTAACGTGGATCGCCTTGCCCTTGGCAAAGTACTGGGCGATAAGTTCGCCGGTCTTGCCCCACGCCTTGCAGTCGATGAACGAGACGGTTTCCTTGTCCTTAAACTTCTTGTTGACGGCGACGGCGAACGATGCGAGCGGCGTACCGCCAGCGTCGCGGAGTTCCACGTCTCGCGTGAGGTTTCCCATGATGTTGATGCGTGCGAATCCCATTACTTGTTTCCTTTCGTGAATGTCGTATCGATGCGAGTAAGTTCCTTCAGCGGCTTGCCTTCCAAGTCCTGTTTCGCCGTCGTGGTGAAGTGTTCATCAAACGCCGGGCCGAGTACGTTCCGCACCGGGGCAACCTTGAACGCATTGGATGACAAGCAGTCGGCCAGCGTGTCAACGTCCGTCAGTTCCAAGAGCGTGCCCATCGTCGCGGCAGGGTCGTTGCACTTGATCGTCTTGGCCGTCGTCATCCGCCATTCGATCTTGCCCATCCGTACCGGCCCGTTGGCGGTCACGAACGCGGCGGCGGCGGCTTCGGTGCCTGCCTCAAGCGTCTTGAGGAGTGTTTTCAGTGCCGAGAGTTCATCCATCGCGGCGGACACGTCGTCGGCTGTCGCGGTCCCGGCGTTGACGGCAATGATGAGTTGCAAGCAGCGGGGTGAGTCGATGTTCACTGTGCCGCCTCCTCTACCGGTGTCACCTTGGCCTGGTCGAGAAGTGCTGTCAGTTCGTCGTACTGCTCGTCCGTGAGGTACTTGCCCTTCTCGGGGCGAGTGATCCCGGACTGAGCAAACAGCGTCGCCGTCAGCACGTCACGCTCGATGCCGCTGGCCTTCTGGACTTCGGTAAACCGCTCACCGAACCGCTGGCGTGCTGCGGACGGTGCCGGGGCAGGGGGGAAGACCGGGGCAGGTCCCAGTGCCGGTGCGGCCTCGCCACTGTTCAGCCAGTCGGCGAGCTTGGCCCCTTCCTTCTGGCCGGGCTTGATGATTACCGCATCATGGAACAAGCTGCACCGCGTCTTTGTAACGTTGAGCGTTGCGTCGGACATGTCGCCCACCACGTCAAACTCATACTCCAGCCCGTCACGCTGCACCGGTTGAAGTCCAACCTTGCGAACGATGGTCTTACCCCGCTCGTCCTTCTCCTGCACAAACTCCATCTTCACCCGCATCGTTACGATGATGTGAAGGTTCGCCCGGACGAGCTTGTCAACCATGCGATTGTGCTGCGGCGTGATGTTTCGCCACGCGGTAAAGCTGTTCGCGGTGCGGCCTGCGGCCTCGGACTTGGCCTGGGCCTTGTCTACCTGATCGAGGGCACCGCCAATACCGATCCAAGCGTGCGAGAGCGAGTCGATGACCACCGCGTCATAACCGGCCTTCTCGGCCTGTTCGATTGCATCCACGTAGTCAGCCGGGCCAAAGTTGGTCAGGTTGAGAACGTCGAAGTCGGCCACGTCAGCGTAAAGGCTGGCCGAGTAGTTCTCGGTGTCGATCAGGGCGATACGTCCGCTCGGACCAACCACGCCACGGGCCAGCATCAGGGCCGAGTAAGTTTTACCGCTTCCGGTCGGCCCTAGTAGGGCCATACGCAGCTTCCGCTGCTTGCGAGTTGCTTTCACGAATCCAGCCATCTTCGATCTCCTATCGAGTGTGATTGACGACACGCACACCGTGTACGTCCGCTTCCTGCCGGGGAGAACAAAAGCGAACCCCAGCAGGTCGCGGACTGACACCGCGTCAGTCGTGATCGAGTTCAAGGGGCAGCAAGCAGAGGGGGAGCAGGAAGAGGCAGAGGAGCGCCCAAGTAATCATTTGGATGCCCTCGCATGGCGTAGAAACGCCTCGGCTTCGCCTTTGTCCGCTGTGTACATGGCGATGTATCCGGGCGTTCCGTCTGCCTTAAAAACCTTGGACGATCCGCCGGGCCGCGTTGTCGATTCGACCACTTCTGACGTTCCGTCTTGGTAAATACAGAGCATGTGCCACGTCGTCTTGGTGTCGTTGCTGTTCACGCCTCACCACCCTTCAGCTTCGCCAGGTCGGCGGCGTACTCGGCTGTCAGCGTTGTGATCGCGTCGGCGATTGCGGCGGCGTGAAACGGGAGAACATCCACAAACCGCAGGACGGTCAGGTCGTTCCCGTCAAGGGCAAAGGCGGTGATGCCGCCCGAATCGATGTGAACAAGGTACTTGTACTGCCCACAATCAACCGTGCGGGACAGGACCACTTCGCGGGTGGTTTCGGTGGTGTCGTTCACTTTGCACCCCCATCAATCGCGTCGGCTGCATCCTGAAGTGCCTTCGCCAGCTCGCGGAGTTCGTTCGGCTTCAGGTACAAGAATGAACATTCGTCCGTGTCCAACTCGGCCTTCTCGCCCATGACGGTTACCACCAACCGAGCCGCGTACACTTCGAGTTCACGGCTAAAGGGTGCTTTGTTGTTCACTTTGCACCCCCGTTCAGGTCAGCAGCAAGCCGAGCGGTACCGGCTTCGTCAGCCGACCGGCCAAGCTCGCGGGCGATGGCAGCGGCCCACAGGTGGGCATCAGCAGCACGGCGGGCCGCATCGCGTGCGGCGTGCTTGATGTTCTGGTGCGCCTCAACCGCTTCGTCTATGCGGTCGTTGGCGATGTTGGACGCACGCTCGCGGCAGTCGTCTGCCATGAGGTGGCCAAGTTCGGACGGGTCGGACGGGAAGTCAGTGTAATCGGTAGGGCTCATCCTGAGACCTCAGCCGGGCAGGGGATTCGCCCCAGACTCGCCCGGCAAGGGGGTCAGGAGCGTTCCTCGCTGCGGTTGCTGGTAAGTTCAACTAGCACACCTAGTAGAACCTGAATCAGCCCGTTTGCTTCTTCCCGGCTCAAGTTTGGTGTAACAGGTTCGAGTCCTGTTGCGGCCATTAACTTTGAGAGGGAGGAGGCAAGCAGTCCCGCAGTCGGGGCTTGTGCTATCAGTCTACCTTGATCGGCTCGCCCGTCAAGGATACTTGCCTGTTTTTGGCCAAATGTGGATAAATCGGGTTTCAGACCGGCCACAGTCGGGATTTTCTGGGGTAAACGCCCCACCGGAACGCCCACAGGCACCGGCGGGGCATCAGGTTTTCCCGGCGGACCCACCCGGCCGAGAGCGTCTCGGACTTCAAGGTCGGTGTGCTGAGCGTACACCCCGAGCGTCATTCTCGGATCTCGATGCCGCATGAGCCGCTGTGCAAGGTGGACGGGAACGCTGGCGAGTGCGAGCCGCCTGCCGAATCCATGCCGGAAGCTGTGGAAGCTGAAGGGTTGCCCGCGTGCGTCAACCTTGGGGATTCCTGCCCGTTCGAGGTCATCGTTGAGCGTTTCGTGATGAATCTTCGGGAAAATACGGGCGGTCGGCTTCGCGTCCGGCCAGAGTTCCCGCAGCTTCCGCAGCTCGTCCACCACGATGGGCAGTAGCGGCACGGTGTCATCGCGTTTGCCCTTCGACCGAGAACCGCGGACGGTCAGCGTGCCAGCGTCGAGGTCGATGTCTTCCCAGCGAACCGCGTTCATCCCGCACGCCTCGGACCATCGCAAGCCGGTCCACCCGATGAAAAGAAAAAACGCCGAACGCGGACGGCGGCGGCTGTCACCCTTCGCTTCGTCGGCCCGCGTCAACGCTACCAGCTTGTCTAGGTCGTCTTGCGTACACGGTCGCATCGTCTCCGCCGGCGAGCGGGTCTTGGGCTTGGGCAGTCTCAGGCCGGCCAGCGGATCGTCGATGATCTGGTTGGTTTCTATGCCCCAGCGGATCCACGACCGGACGGCTTGCAGTTCGTTGTGTATTGACTTCCACGCTACCCCGGCCTCCCGCCGCGTACGGGCGTACCCCTGTGCCTGGGCGAGCGTTACACCGGCGACGCTGGCCACGCCCGTAGCGGCCACGTAGCGGGCAAGGGCAAGCCGGTACTCGGTTGCCGTGCGGGCGGAATGGTGCAGGGCAAGCCACTCGATGAACGCGGTCACGGGTTGAGGAGGTGAGGTAGGCACGGAAGGGGCATCAAACAGGCAAAAACCGCCCGCATCCGTGCGAAGCCGAGAAAAGGAACATACCGCCAGAGATGAAACGAGGCAAACCCTCCACATATGTTGCAGGGATAGTTCCTCTGCCCGTACAAGTCTCTGGGGTGGTTACCGGGTGTTAAACTGGGGAAACCCTTGGACGTTTTCCACAATCGTAAAATACTTATCAACAATCGTAAAGCATTGCTTGACGATGGCCGATGGTGGGGTAGACTATGGGCATGAACACCACACAGATCAACACGCTCGCCGCCAGCTTCTCCGGTATCAAGACTTGCACCCCGGCCAACTTCGCCAAGATCAAGGCCGCCCTCGCCAAGCTCGACACCGAAACCCTGACCAGCATTCGCAACGCCAAGATCGCCTTCGTCTCGACCGCCGCTAACTCCCTGCTGGTTGACCGCCGCAGCCTGCCGACGACGGCCCGGCTGGACTGGGCTGCCGAGATGATCGCCAGCAAGGCCGCAACCGCCGCAGCCTGAACCACCCCCCGCCGCCCGCTGAAAAGCGAGCGGCAGGATTCCGGCGATGAGCCGGGGAATGAAAGGAACACAGATGCCGCAGTTCAAAAACAACGTCCTGACCGATGCCGAGATTGAAGCGATTGAGGCCAACTACACCGCCCGCCGGATGTTCTCGCCCGGCTCCAACGGCTACGGCGTGTTCATTACCGATTGCGGCAACGGCCTAGGCCGCGAAGTTGGCCCGCCGATGTCGTGGGCATCAGCCGTCAAGAAGCGTTGCGAGATGGTGGACGAAGCGATTCACCGTGCCGCAGAGGCCAAGTTGGCCGGGGTGTCCAAGTGAACGCCCACACCGCCGCCCGCAAGGTAATCCAACGCGAGTCCGTAGCACTCGCCGTAGCCGTGCAGGATCGCCTAGCGGGCCTTCCGCACGGCTCGGCCGCTCAGCTTGCCGGGCATCTCGGCATCACGAAGCAGGCCCTGTCCGGTTGGCTTACCGGGAAGCGTCCGCTTGCCGCCGCTCACTTTGGGGCTGTCAGAGCTTGGCTTCAGCCGATACGCGAAGCGTAAGTGTCCCCCGAAAACGTACGTAGACCGCTCAACTCTCCCCTCTGACAGCAGGCGGGAGAGTTGTCGGCTTGCCGTACGCTCGGGGATGCCCGTTGCCTGAACCTCTGACTTGCCGTGCCACTTGCCGTCCGCTAGGACCGCCAGCACGTCGGCCAGCGAACCGCCCATCAGGTCCGCGTGTTCCTGGTCGAGTTGGTCGAGGATCTGACGTTCGGTCCAGTTGGGCACTCGTCGGACTCCCATTCGATAACCTCATCGGTATCAATGATCCAATCGGGACAGTTTCCCCGCACGGTTCCGCTTGCCATTCTGTTCCCCCTGACTACCAACGGCACGCCGGTAGAGGTGGATTGTTGGCAAGGTGTTCGGCTCCCGGAACTCCAGCATAACCGCTCCGATATTCACGTTCTCGGCCCGCACGACCTTGTAGCCGTACCGCGTCAGGCCCTGCCACGCGGCCGTAGCAATCGCCACGGAGTCACCATCGGAGAACGAGCCGTAGACGTGCCGGTGAGACATGACCAGCACGCGGGGCAGCGGACGGCCCTGCCGCCCTTCGCTCAGTTGATGGTTGGCCAGTTCCATCCCCAGCCCATTGGCCTGTAGCCACTGCCGGGATGTCGCGGGCATGTGGTGAAGTGCCATCATCGGCACGCCGGCCACGGTTTCCCGGAACACGTCGTAATGTTCGCCGGCGAAGTGCCGGGAAACGTTCCGTTCGCTGTTCCCGGTGTGGCATTCGGTGCCGCCGATGACCACAACACGCTCGGATGCCTCGGCCAGAGGGGCAAGGCAGGCGATAGCCGCTCGGGTGTGGTCAATGGGATCCGCGGACCACACCTGCGTCGTCCGATGGTGTACGCCTTCCACGGTGTCACCATTGACCAGCAGATTGAGGTTGCCGCCCTTGGCGATGGACTTCGCCCACGGCAGGAGGCCCTGCCACTGGTTCCAGATCCAACCCGTCAGGGCGTTGTGCTTGACCTTGTACCCCTCGTCACACTCGAAGTCCGGGGGGTGGAGAGCCACGGTCGAGCCGCAGTGAAGGTCCGAGACGACCAACCAGTATTCAGGCTTTCCCACAAAACCCCATCCTTTCACAAATGGTTTTCAGCCGGTCAATGCATCCACACCCCGGCCACTTCGCCGTAGCGGTGCCGTGTCGCACCCGGAGCCACAGCCGCACGGGCCAGGGCACGCCTCGCCACTTCACGCCTAGCCAGCGGAGCTTGCCGTCCGATCCTGGATGGTGCCCAATGGGGCACAACCCCCCCTCCAGTGCCAACCCCACACCCGCACCCACGAGAGGGCACCACCCAAGATCGCCCGGACCCACTGACTGGCGTTCAGGGCAGATGCGGCACATTGCGGCACGCTCGAGGTACACCACCGGCAGCGAGATGCCGCAGGTCGCCTTGACGTTGCCGGTGTTTGCTTTGCCGCAGCCGCAGGCCATACGGGAGTTATTATACCACGTATTCCCGTAGAAACAAATATTGTGGATTCAGATATTGTTTAGACAGGCAACAGGCCCGCGAACCCCACGCCAGCGGGGAGAGCGGCAGCAGATCCGCCCCCGCAGCCGTTCACGCAGTCCGGTTGCGTCGGGCACGCCCACGTAAAGGCCAGCGTTACCGTCCGGTTGCCCACGGCGAACGTCTCCGTTGCCGTGTCCGTCCAGCCGGTGCAAGTGCGATTGCGGAACGGGTTGCTGCCCGGTGCCGAGTTGGCCAGCACGTCAGAGAACGCGGACACGTAGTTGCTAAACCCCAAGTCTTCGACGACCTGCCCCGCACAAACGGTTGTAGCACAAACCCGCCGCGTGCTGTCGTTGATCGTCGTCGTCTCACCCGTGGCCGACGTGTAGAACGTGCCCACGTCGTAGACGAACGGACACTCGCCCGGCGGATAGCTGCCGGTGTTGCCCGTGCTGGTCGCGGTGAACGTCGTCACGGTTGTAACGCCGCCCGAGGTGATCGTCGTCACGTCCGTAGCGGTCAGCGTGTACGTACACACGTCGCCGAGCTTGCCACAGCAGCAGGACGTGCGGACCTGCGAGCCGTTGCCGTCGTATGTGCCGTTCCAGAAGTTGCCCGTAAAGCAGTTAAAGCAGCTACAGCACGTCGTACCGTCCGCCGCCGGGAAGTTGCGTACGGCAGTCTCACCCGCCAACACGCGGGCAACGGGACCGCCGCCGTACACAACGCACGCGGCAACGCGGCATCCGTCCGTTGTGCAATACTTCACGTCCGTCTTGACCGTGCCGTCACAGTAAACCGCGTACTCCGCCACCCTACCCGGCAAGCACGCTTCATCCGTACACGCCGCCGATATCACTTCGATATCGTTTGCCGGAACCTTCGCGTAGTTCTTGAACCGTCCCCCGCAGGGGAGTAGGTCAATCACGCACCTCGTCTTGTTGCTGTCGATCAGCGAGTAGCACGTCCCGTAGATGAAGTATTTCTGCCCCGGACCAATCGGCGGGAGTGTCGCCATCGCCAGCACCAAGCACGGCACGGACACGGGGTTTCCGTCGCAATCGATCTGATCGCTACACGGTTCGAGTAGCCCGTAGAGCGTCCCGTCGTCGGTACACCCCGGCCCGCAGCAGTTGCAGCCGAGAGCGAGCCGCCCGTCCTTGCGGACGAGTTTGCCAGCGATGACGTGGAACTTACTCACGGGACGGTCAGGATGTCCGAATCGCAGGCGTAGAGGAAGCGATTGGTAACGGTCGCGGCGAAGAACTTGGACGCGAGGGTTGAGCGAGAAAGCCCAGCCGCATCGATGTACAGGTTCGTGATCGTCACGTTCTGCGTGATGCCGGAAAGGTCAACCGCCCCGCCGATGACCCATAGGTTATCGATGTTGCCACCCCGCCACGTCAGAGAGCCGCCGCTAAACACCTCGATAACGGCACCGCTCGCCCCGTCCGTGCCGGTGGGAACCGTGCTAGACGAATCGACGCGGGCCACGGTCACAGAGCCGCCCGCGATGGTCATGCGTGCCCCGGCAAAGTTGCCGTCAAGGCCCCGCTCGGTGTTCAGTGAGCCGCTAGAGATGTAGAGCTTCTGGAATGCCGAGTTGGCCGTGATGTGCTGGAACGATGCACTGCCGCCGCTCATGTAGAACGCCGGAACCGTCGTTGAGCTGTTGACGCTCAGATTGCCCGAACGCTGCTCCAGCCGATTCACGGTGCCGCCAGTCACCGACAGCGTACCGCTGCCGATGTGCTTGATTCGCTCAATCAGAGACGACGGGCCAGCCGCCTTGATGTACAAGGCACCGCCGCCAGCGGCGTAGCTGACAAGAGATGCCGTCGTGGTGTCTACGTCAACTTCAAGGGCACCGCTGGCACCGCCAATGGTGCCGGTGAACTTCGGATCGATGAACACGCCAGCAAGGCCAGCCAACGCATTCCACTGCGTGAGGTTCGCGGCGATGGTCTGCGAACCCTCGCCGAAGATGACCGTATCGCCGTTGGCTACGGTGGTCGCCGGTGAAGTGTTGAGGTCCGTTGTGGACTTCGGAATAAAAACGGTAGCCATGAGTTAAACCCCCTTCGCTGCGGCTTCCAGTGCTGGGCCGTAAAGCGATGAATACGCAAACACAGTGACGCGAGCGGATCCCGTAGGTGCCGCCCCGGTTGTACGGACGCGGAAACGATCCGCCCCCGAAATGTTGATGTGACTGCTGATCTTGCTGGTGCCGGTAAACGTCGTATCGGTCACGCCGGACGAAACGCGGTCAGTGACGAGGTACGGTTCAATCCACCCAACCCCGTCGTAAGTGATTTCAGGCCGCAAAGTGAGAGTGCCAGAAAAGGCACCTAGCAGCGGTGACACTTGGAACCCCGCTGAATCATTATTCATGCATAATATCTCAACGCCCGTCTCCGCGTTGATCGGGTCGGCAAGCTCGAAGGACTCCGAGCGATACGCCTTGCCGTTGCGGGGAAGTGTCACCGCCCCCAGCGTCACCAGCACGCGGCCCGCGTTCGTGGTCGCGGCAGTCTGTCGCACCCGCACGTAGCGGTAGGGGGTCAGCTTGTACGCGGGGAACCCGTTGGAGAGTCCGTAGGTGCTGCCATCGTCAACGATGATCGTCGGCGGTGTCAGGAACCCAAGGGCCTGCGAGTCAACCCACCCGTACCCGTCAACGCTCACCTCGACGGCGAGAGTTACGGCTTCGGTGGACGGTTTCTTCATGATCGTCGCCTGGACGAAACCAGTGTCAAGGTCGCCCACGTCAAGGATCATCGCACCGGGGAGCGTGTTGGTGTCCCATTCCTGTTGTACCTTGCGGATCATGGGCACTCCCCCGCGTCGGGCGTATGGAGAATCCAGCAGAACACGGACTGCCCTAGCCGTGCGGCGGGGAACGTCGTTCCCGGTGCCATCGGCTTGACCTTGATGCCAAGGCCCTTCCAGAGAACCCAACTAGTCCGGACTCGATCCATGTAGGACACGGGTTGCTCGGGCAGGCTTAGCGTTACCGAATACTCGATGTCATCTTCAAAGTACGTGGACGTGAGAGCATCGCCCGAGAGCGGTTCCGTGCGGATGTTGCGGCCTTCGCCTACCTGCCGAGTCGCGGCAACGATGGTGCCGACGAGCGGCTGACACTGGTTGTAGCCATCGCCGTATGACGGCTGGCCGAGTATGTTCATCATCCGCCACCTCCGACGTTAATCGGGATCGGGATACCCGGCAGGAGCGGGGACTGGCCTAGGGCACCATCGCCGATGATCGCGGTCGGAATCGTTGTGAACTTCGGCGGCATCGGCTGTGAAGTGACGACGATGTTGCCCGGCGGCGGATCGGGCGGGAGAATCTTCACCTCATGGAATGGCGGGCGAACGTACTCGGCACCCGTGCCGGGGAAGGTGCTGTTCTGTCGCGGTATCACGTACTTGTCCGCATCGGTGAAGATGCTCGGCCAGCGGATAGACACGTTGCCCGGATCGCTCACGAACTGGTAGCGGACCTGCAAGCCTTCGGGGCCGATCTGTGTGGCCGATGCTCCCTCAAACTTCCAATACCGCTGCGGGGCACCGTCGCCGTTCGTTACCGCGAACTTGTACACCTGATTAGCCGCGTTCTCGATGCAAGTGTTCAAGTCCTCGATCTGCGAAAGATGGAGTTTCTTGCTGATCGTCAGGCGGGACTGTGCCACCAGCACGTTCAGATTGTTCAGTTGCCACGCATAAGCAACGCCACCGGCGGACTGGTTCGACGCTTGGCCGGTCGGAACCTTGACGGCGAAGGGGATGCCTACCACGGCGTTCTGAAACGAAAACTCCACGCCGATTTCAGAGAAGTCGGTCGAGTAGTTGGCGGTGACGATGATTTCGTTACCGCTGATCTGGGCGGTGTAGAAGTCCAACGCCATCGGCACGAGGTCTTCCTGAGAACTCGGCCACTGACTACCAATCTCGGGCAGCGGATCGCCGCTGGCTAGGCTGGTCTGATTCTGCGGATTGCGGCAAATCTCATGTGCCGTTTCGTTGCTGATCGTGCCGCCGAAGCATGAGAATACACGAACGCCCCGGCGACGGCCGTAGCGGTCGCGGGAGACTTCGGGCACTGTGTTACGCTCTACCCACTGCAACGATCACCCCCCTTAGTTAACGCGGTCGGTTCCGCTGTTCGTTGATCGCCTTGGTGTTTTCTTCCAACGCTTCGGCCAATCGCCGCATGGCATCATCGCTGGCGATGGGCGTGCTGGTCATGGCCTGAATAGCTACCGGCGTATTCTGTGCCTCGATGCTGGCACCCCGCAGCGAGTCAATGCCGCCACGGATGCGGGGAGCGAACCGAGAGCGTGCCCGGCGTAGTTGGTTGAGCTTTTCCCGCTCAGGGTCAAGATTGTTCTGTGCCTCAAACTGCAAGCCCAACGACGGTGCGTAGTTTTCAGATTCGGGGTCGTCGCTGCCCGCAATGCCGATGCTCTTTAGCAGTCCCTTGACGGCGGACGAGTCCGGATCATTCATGTAGGCCATTGCCGCTTCGTACTTGCGTACCACTGCCTCTTGCTGGGCTATCTGCTGGTCAAGGTCCGACATGCCACGCGGATCAACACCCGCCGCCTTCATCGCTTCAGCGTTTCCATATGGCCCGTTCTGTAGATTGGCCTGCCCGCGTGCTTGCGATTGCAGTCCCAGCAACTTCACACGCTCCGCTTCATGCTGAAGTGCGGCCACGTTGAACACCATGTCACCAATGGCTTTGCCGATGTTGAAAAACGTTTCGGCTACGCCTTTTAGGTCTGAGAGTGTCGCCACTAGGTCTTTGGCGACAGGTGCCCCGTCGTTGAGTTTGCGGCGGAGGTCGTCAAAGCTGCCGCCGGTCTGTTGAACGGCCGCCGTTACCTTGTTCTGCCCGGCTACTTGTGCCCCGGTTGCCTGCTCGGTCGCGGTCTTGACTTTCTGTAGGTCGGCCTGAACCTGCGGCACGCCGGTAGTTTGCACCTCGATGAACGCGGATGCTACCTTGTTTTCCGGACTAGGACCGCCACTGTTCGCCACCTGTTACCCCTTGCCTTTGCCCGTTCCGTGTGCCACACTTAGGGAACAGGAGTTTTCACATGTCCAAAGCCGAGTTTGCTGAAGCCCTACGCGAGAACGATCAGAACCGAGTTGCAACCGCTGGCCGTTGGTTCCTGCTGCTGGCGTTTGCTGTGATCGTCGCCCTTGCCCTGCTTGCCTACCCGTATTTCCAGTCGCTTAAGCGGGTACCGGCTGCCAACGAACCCGGCGGGATCGCTAACCCAATGCCCGCCCGGCGTTAAGTCGCCGTCAGACTGCCCGAACCCTGCACGCCCACGCTCACCATCACCGCCTGACTCACGCCCACGTTGATCGATAACGATGACCAGAATCCATCAGCACCTACCAGCGTGTTGCCGGTGTTCGTGGTGATCGTCAGCGGCTTCGCGGATGAGCCGTTGTCGTTCCATTCAGGGATTCCGGTCGCGGACGAACCACCGAACGCGGTAGTGCCAAGGATGCTGTTCGCACCCGCCGGGGTCAGCGTGCTTGTCCCGTTGAACGAGATGGGCACCAGCGAGATGCCGCCCACCCGGATAGCCGGTGCTACAGACGTGATGACGATGTTCCCGGCCAGCGTCGCCGTGGTGCCGTAGGTGAACGTAGCTGACACGGGCGAACCACCGACCGCCAGAGGCAGCGGAGACGCGGCCACGTCGTCTAGGCGAGCGTTCATCGTGCCGGACCAGTTGACCACGCCGGGTCGGAACGTCTTCCACAGCGGAGCCGTGCCGTTGAAGGCCGTGGTTTCGTGTACCGCCGCGTTGATGTTGATGGTGTAGCTGTCAATGTAGATGTTCGTTGAACCGGTGTAGGCGACCAGCCCCGTATTGCCGAGGGCCGGGGCCGAGCCGATCTTGGCAAACCCTTCGAGCTGGGCGGTCCACTGGCCAAGGCCAGGAATAATCACCCGGCCGTAGTCACCGAGAGCCGTCACGTCGATAACGTCACCGGCGGCGGTCACGGTCGCGGCCATCGCGTTCATCTTGCTAAGCAACGCGGTGTAAAAGGTACCCGTCCAAGACGTAAGGGCACCTTGCGCACCGATGATCTGAACTGCCATGAAACCCCCTTGAAAACCGCCCCGGCGGCGTTAGACTGCCGCTTGTGAGATTATAGCCCGAAACTCTAACACCCAATGAAGCACCTCGCGGCTGTGGTCTTCGCGGGATGCTTTGTGTTCAACGATGGTGGACACCCACCCGCTGTCCGTCAGTGCCGGTGTCCACCGGTCCAGCCCGTACGTTGGTGCCGTGCCGTAGGACTGGGCGGGCCAATCGCCGAGAATGCGGGTCAGGATGTTCGACGCTACATCGAAGCCCGAATCCTGCCCGGAGACGGTCGGCCGGTTCTTGGCGAACCGCTCGACATAGACGTGAATGTCGAAGCTCACCTCGCGGGAGCGAAGCCGGAACGCATCGTTGGCCGTGTCGCTGACCACGTTGTAACTGACCAGCGGCAGGTCCGCATCGTCGTAGTTCACGTCGTTCATGATCCTCGCCCCCGTGGGCATGTAGCCCATGAGCGTCGTATCCGCCTCCAACCGGTCCGCGATGTTCGTCCAGAGCTTCGGCAGGTACATTTAGCCCCCCATCTGTCGGTTGAGTGTGCCTTGGAAGACCTTCGCCATGTCGCCTTTGGCCTTGGCCAACGCTGGCCGGAAGAACGGCCGGGGAGCGATGTAGACGCGGGGGGCCATGATCCACTCGATAAGAACCTGACCGTACTTGGAACCACCCTGGACGCGGCCGATCAGGATCTTCCCGCCCTGCCGCATACGGACAATCGAGCCGGCGTAGGTTTCCTCGTACCGCTTCAGGCCGGCCCCCGCCTTCCCCTCGCCGGCCCCGGAGTCGCGGACGAACTTCTCGGCATCCTTTGTGATCGGGTAGAGCATGTATTTCCGCTTAGCACGGATGAGCATGCCGAACTCCAGTACCTTTGCGTACTTCGCACCGCTGCCGACGATGTTCTTCCCGCCCACGGGCTTGCTGTACCCAATCCCCTGCGAGAGCTTGCCGCTCTGGCTCGTCGGAGGCTGTCCCGGCTTGGAGCGTACCCCGCCGTTCTGCCGCCCGAGTTGATCGTCGATAGCCCGGACAAGCACCTGAGCCGCCGCCTCATGGGCAACATCCACCGCAGTGGTTAGCCGCTTGATGAAGTCGTCGCCCTTCCACTGGGTTTGTACGGTGATCTTCATTAGCTGGTCGAGGATGCCCGAACCACGGTGAACTTGAGATAGGCACGGTGCCCCGCGTCGTCGATGGGGCCTGCATCGATGGTGTACGTGAACTGCGATTCGGTGTCAGGCCCCTCGGTACCGGGCGACACGTCGCCTTCGGTGTACCGGCGGAACTCGATCACGTCGTCTGGCCGCAGGTCGGCGTTGAAGTCCGTGTAGAGCGTGTATTCATTGCGGAAGCGGTTAGCCCCGTACTCGATGGTGTTGGTCGATGACTTGCCCTGAAGCGTGCAGCGAATATCGCCCTTGTAACTCCACGGGCCAGCCGTCAGAGCCGCCGATGTTGACGAACGCCCGTAGGTCGGTCGCCACACACTGGCGGTCATGTTGAGGAGGTTGCCTACGGGCATCAGGCCACCACCCCCGCCTCGCCACGGGCCTTGGCCAGCTCGTCAGCGTCGAGCTTGCCGTCCTTGTTGGCATCAAACCGGCCGAGAAGGGCCAGGGTAAGGGCCTGCTGCTGTGCGGCTGATTCCTTGGCCTTCCGCTCGCTCTCGTCCCATGCGGCATCCTCGCGGGCCTTGGCCCGGCGTGAGAGGTAGCCCATACCGGCCCCACCGATCAGGGCACCGAATACCGCGTTGATCGCGTCACCGGCACCACTGGACGCAATGGCCTGCCCGATGACCGGGATGCCCTTGAGAGCCGCGAAGATGCCTTGGGCGGCCTCTGCCTTCGCCTTCAACTGCTCGGCCGCCAGGTCGAACTGAGAGGTCAACGCCTTACGCTGCTCTTCGCGTGCGAGCGTCGCGTTTGTGAACCAGTCAACCGATGCATCCAGCTTGACCTGTGCCTCGCGTGTGATTTCGTCCGCCTTGGCCCGATACTTGGCCTCGAACTGGTCCCGCTCGGCGTTGAGAGCCGCGAACGCTGCGGAAGCGTCCCGCTGGCTTGCACGCTGCTCGAGCGTTGCCTTCCGTTCATCGTTCCGCTGGGCCTGCTGCTCGGCCGCGTCGGCCTTGGCAATCTCCACGGCAAGCTGCCCGCTGGTCACTTCCTTGCCGCTGATCGGCGAGGTTACTTTCGGTTCAAGGATGCCGCAGCCGGGAACAATGGCGATGACGGCGAGCAGAGCAAAGAGTCGAATGTTCATATGTACCCCTTTAAAGTGTGATCGCGTAGCGGTAAACGTCGTCAACTTGTTCCTCGGTCAACCCAAGCACCGAGCCGACAATCGGCACCAGCGGATTCGACCGATACACCGTCGTCGAGTACCGCCATTGATACGTGTACTCGGTCTGATCCATTCCCGCAGGAAGCCCCGCGATGATCGCTTCGACGGTCGCGTCTAGCGTCTCGACCGTGACACTGTGAATCTGATAGAGCGAGCGAATAAGCTGACCCTTAGTCACAAACTCAGGCACCGGCACCACCACCGGCTCCGGCTCGGGTGCCGTGAAGTTCTCGCCGTCGTAAGTGTGGCCGATGCCCACCGGCGAATCGTCGGCCAGTTCTACGAACACCACACCCTCCGCCGCCGGGGGCTGCTCGCCCCACATCTCCACGTTGTTCACAAGTCCATTGATGATTCGTGCGTATCGCATTGGTTTCTCAGAAGTAGCACACCACGTAGACCACACCGGCACCGCCCGCACCACCCACGCCAGAACTTCCGGCCGTGCTGCCAGCGGCACCACCGCCGCCGCCGCCGCCGCC